TAATACCATCAATAAAATTACTGGAGTGAGGATTGATGATCTTGGATCAAATTATGTTAATCCAAAAGTGTTTATTGCTGATGGAGACGGAGTAGATGCAGAATTTAAAGTAGTTGCAAGGGGCGGAAAGCTATTTTCAATTACAGTTGAAAATCCTGGAAGAGGATATACATATGCACCAACTATAGAAATTATAGAGGGAGATATAGAAGCATATGTGGAAAGTAATACTATAGGTGTTCCGTTGAGTGTTTCTATTATAAGAAATGGCGGATCATTTCACTTAGATACTACCACATCACCAAGTTATACAACCAATTATACTTTATCATTACGTAATTTTAGTGGGAATTTCCAAACTGGAGAAGTTGTAACACAGGAAATAAATGGCGTAGAAGTTTTAAGAGCAAAAGTTTCCGAATGGAGATTCGGTTCAAACTTATTGAAGATTGAGAGTGTCTCTGGAACGATTAGAGAAGGAGTTGCGATAAAGGGTAGAATTTCAAGATCTGAAGGAACTGTAAAAGCAATTTTTGTTACAAAATTCTCCAACAATATTACCAGTTTTTATGATAACCTCGGTTATTATACCTCAGATAAAGGAAGACTTGGTGTATCCAATCAAAGATTGACTGATAGTTTCTTCTATCAAGATTATTCATATGTCGTAAAATCAAAAACTCCAATAGACCAGTGGAGAGATTTAATTAAATCAACCACCCACCCATCTGGATTTAAATTATTCGGTCAGGTTGATGTAGAATC